TTTGCTCAAGCTGCGAAACGAAGTCTATGCTCTGAATCGACACACCATCGAAGTGTTTGACAACGTTGGCGGAGATCTGTTCCCGTTTGCGCGCATCGAGGGCGCTCAAATTCAGAAGGGCGTGATCGGCACCCAAGGTTGCTGCGTGTTCCTTCAGTCCATTGCTTTCTTAGGAAGCGGACGCAATGAGGCACCAGGCATCTACGTCGGTGCAGCTGCAACCACTCAAAAGGCAAGTACGCAAGAGATTGACAACTTGCTTTTGAATTACACCGAGCTGCAACTTGCCACCGTCAAGCTCGAGGCTCGCAACGATAAGGCCCATGAGCATCTTTACGTCCACCTTCCAGACCGGACAATCGTTTACGACGCATCGGCATCGGAGGCACTTGGTGAGCAGGTCTGGTTTACGCTAACCACGTCCGTAATTGGATTCGCTCAGTACCGTGCGCGCAATATGGTCTGGGCCTATGACAAGTGGCTGATCGGAGATCCACAATCCAATGCCATCGGGTATTTTGTTCAAGACACCGGCCATCATTGGGGGCAACAGGTCCGTTGGGAATTTGGAACGCTCATCGTTTACAACGAAGGCAACGGCGCGATTTTCAACGAGCTTGAGTTGGTCAGCCTGACCGGCAGCGTAGCCTTAGGAACAAATCCACAGATCAGCACCAGCTACAGCGTGAATGGGAAAGCCTGGAGCCAGGACCGATTCATCAGCGTTGGGACAATCGGCAGCAATAAGCGCCTGGCTTGGTTCCAACAAGGCCACATGAGGAACTGGCGCATTCAGCGATTCCAAGGCGACAGCGATGCCCATGTCTCATTCGTTCGCCTCGAAGCCCAGATGGAAGCACTGGCGTTCTGATGGCTACTGCGCCAACATCCCGCAAGCTAAATCTGACGCGAGACCAGCTCGCACAGTTCTTGACTGACCAGCAACAGATCAGGCAATTCGAACTTCTGTTTGCAACAGTAGACGAAATCCAGGTCATCATCGGGACTGACTTCGAATATCAAGCAGACACGGCAGCAGCAAATGCAAACAACGCACTAGCGCAGATCAGCGCACTAGCACAAGAGGCGGCAGTCAGTGCAGCAATCATTGATGGCAAGACAACCCTGGCGCTTGATCAGATTGCAGCCTTGGCGCAAGAAACGTCTGTCAGCATTGCGTCAGCAGAGAACAAAGTCAATCAGGCAATGGCTCTACTGGCTCAACTGACAGCCGCTGTGGAAGGGCTACAGATGACACCAGCCCCCCGCGAATTTAAGCGCAGCAGGTACGGTTCTTTTTACGACACTACAACGCAGACTGGCACGGTCATCAACACGGCCAAAGCCATCACGTTTAACACGACTGATCTTAGCAATGGCGTGTTTTTGTCAACCACCTCAAGGGTGATGGTGGACACTGAAGGCGTCTACAACTTCGACACATCATTTCAGCTTGATAAGACGGCTGGTGGCACAGCAATCTTTGACTTTTGGTTTCGTTTAAATGGTGTGGATGTAACAGATAGCGCCAGCAGAATTAGAGTTCAGGGCAACAATTCCGAAGTTTTTTCATCGTTAAATTATTTCTTTGACCTCAAAGCAAATGACTATGTTGAACTAATGTTTTCTGTTGATAATCTCACCGTTGAACTTACCTCTTTTGCTGCGGCTGCACCGCATCCAGGCATCCCGTCCATCATTCTCACTGTCAACAATATCGGAGGTATCCAATGACTGTATCAATTAAAGTGCTGATTCCAGCAAAGCAGGCAGAGAACGCACAAACGACGCAGTACACCGCCACCAACTGCAAGGCTCTGATTGACAAGTTCACAGCCACCAACACCACTGCCGGCAATGTAACGATCAGCGTTAACCTGGTCACAAGTGGCGGCGCAGCAGGCACGGCCAATTTGATCGTGGACACTCGCAGCATTGCACCCGATGAGACTTACACCATGCCTGAATTAGTAGGGCAGGCGCTCGAGTCTGGTGGCTTTATCTCAACCCTTGCCAGTGCAGCCACATCACTGACCATCCGCGCATCAGGCCGCGAAATCACGTCTTAAGGAGAACAGCATGGACAAATTTATGATGATGCCCAAGGGCTTTATGGGCTTGCCGATGGAAGAAGAATTCATCACCAACGCCGAGAACAAGAAGAATTACGCCATTGCGGTGCAGGACTGGAACTACGGTCCAGAAATGCCCACCAACGAACCAGGCGCCAACAAGGAATTCTATACAGGGCTTGCCGAAGCCATGCAATGCGATGAGAAGGACGCACGGCGCAAACACTGCTCCAACTGCGAATACTACGACAACAGCCTGATGACTCAAGTCAGGATCGAGCGCATTCCGCTGGCATCCTATGACAAGGGCGCAGGCTTCCGTGGTCACTGTGAGCAGCTGAACTTCATCTGCAACGACATGCGCGTCTGCCAGGCCTGGGAAGATCGGGAAGAATACGAGGATTGACCAAATGCAGAAATGTGGGAAAATAAAGGCGCTGAGTCTATCGGGTCACCAGCAACTCACCCTGTACAGGAGTTGCACGTGGTAACGGTTGGGATCTCAGAGCAGCATTTGATGGAGGTCTATGCAGACCCGTACATCACAAAAGTAGGGCATGACCATCGCCCTGCTGCGGCAATCCAACATCCAAACGCAACTTATCTTTCTGCATGGGTTGATGGAAAATTCTCGGGTGCTTTTATTGCCATAAAGCAAAGTTCAGTTGAACTAGAACTTCATGCGCTACTTAAAAAATCAGCATTGAAACAGTCTCGTGATCTTGGCCTGGCTTGTCTAGCATGGGCGTTTGCTCAGCCAATCTTGCGAGTGACTGCGTACATCATTGAAGGACTTGATACGGCAAAGAACTACTGCATCAAGTTAGGTTTCAAAGTGGAGGGATGCAGGCGCTGCGCCTGTGTGCAAAATGGCGTAATCAAAGATGTTTATGTCTTAGGCATGACTCGACAAGAATGGGGTTCAACATGAGTTTTATTGGCGATCTAATTGGTGATGTTTTTGGTGGTATCACGGGAGCCAAACAAGCAGGGGAAGCAGCCGAACAGGGTGCGGCAACGCAAGCCGCAGCGGCAGGAAAAGGCATTGAGGAACAGCGTAGACAGTTTGACAGACTTGTCGAACTGATGTCTCCTTTTACACAGGCTGGAACAGAGGCTCTTGGCCGGTTGGCCCCATACGAGCAGGCAGGCCAAGCAGCATTTGGGCAGCAGCAGGCTTTGATTGGTTTAGGAGGCCCAGAAGCTGAACGCGCAGCCATTGATCGCATTCTTGGTGGCGAGACATTCAAATCCCTTGCAAGCCAGGGCGAAGAAGCATTATTGCAGCGAGCATCTGCTACTGGCGGTTTGCGTGGCGGCAACATCCAGGCCGCACTTGGCCAGTTTCGGCCGCAGCTCCTATCCAGTCTTATTGAGCAACAATATGGCAGACTTGGCGGAATTGCAGGTGCAGGACTTGGCGTTACTGGCGATATTTTCTCTAAAGGCCAAGCATCTGCAACAGGACAAGCAGCCGCTGGTATTGAATCAGCCAGCAATATTGGCAATTTGCTTGCAAATCAAGCAGCAGCCACTGCTGGTGGTCAAGTAGCAAGAGGAAATGTTGCAAGGACAACCTTTGGCGATATTCTTGGCATTGCAAAAACTGCTGCTTCTTTTTAAGGTATTGATATGGCTATTAATCCATTACAACCACCCATCAACTATGCTGGAATGGTTCCACAGATCAACATTGGGCAGCAATTTGCCGAGTTGGGACAAGTTTTAGCAGAGCGGCAAAAACGCACACAAGCGGAAGAAGTAAAAAAGGTTTATGCAACTGACTTGCAAGCTGCTATTGATAATCCAACGCAAGAAACTTGGAGTCAAATGATTGTCAAGTATCCTCAGCAACGTGAGGCATTTACTGAGGCTCGTAAAGGTTACGGTGAGGCTGCAGTAACAAACGAATTCAATCAGGGTTTTGAAGTCTCTATGGCTTTGGAAAACGGCAAACCAGAAGTTGCCCAAGAAAGATTGGCGAAAATCATTTCAGCTCGGGAAACGTCAGGATTGCCAACTGGTATTTGGAAGCAGACATTAAATGAGCTTGAACTTGGAAATACAAAAGGTGCCCAGGCTGGAGTGAACTATGCCCTGACTATC